TGACGAAGAAGTTGTTGATGTATTTACTGGTAAGGTTATTGCATCATAGATCAAGTAGACGTGAAATGGTTTTGCATTTCAATGCAAAGCTCTTTTAAAAGATGTCTTCGACATCTAACTTCGTCTCTTCGATCGAAGTTCTTTTCTAGTATTTCTTAAGCTAATTTATTAATTGATTACTATATGTTTTTAACTGCTTTATCTAGATCTTTCAGCCATACTTCACCTAGTGCAAGGCAAAGTATGAAAGACACTTTATCTGAGTCTTGTCTGCATACTAACTAAAGAAGATTGCTAATCACTAGCACGGAGGCGGTCAGCCTGTACCCCCTACTTCAGCTTCATCTGGCGGATGCTTTCATAACCGTAGTTAACCAACTATGAAAGTCACGTGGATTGCTTTTTCTCAGTGTCCACATCTTTTGGTTTTTATACCTATAGATTGTTACCGTGTCGTCCTGTGTGTAGTCTTCTCTACACGTTCCAAATAGGCATTACCTATTATCTCCGCAGGACACAGAAATACATCTGCATCATTGACTATTAAATGTTTTTTAAATCTTCTACTAGAATATTTTTAACGGAACCTATTCCTAGTCTAATATTAATAATCCCATTGTAGTTATCTTCTCGCAATAGGACATCTTCTTTAAACTGAAAATATGCCTCCATATAGTTAGTTTCACCACGTGATTTACATAAGAATATAATCTCACGTGTAAACTTTTCTTTACCTAATTCTTCGATATCTCTTACAAGTCTATCGGAAGATCCGTAATATGTTTTCCAGTCTGTCTCGACTGTACTTCGTCTTTTATTTTTCTTGCCTTTTAGAGGTGGTCTCTTCTTGATTGTCCAGAAAAATTTACGACCTATGTAATCGTGTCCGTTTTCTGTGTTTGTGATTCTATATACAAATCCATAGTTGTCACTGATATCCTCAGACTCAAAGGGTGTTTCGTTGTAAGTCCAAGGATTATCATATGACATTTAATTATCCTGCGTTTTTCTTAGCTTGAATTTCTACTCTGCGTGCCTGTGCTTGATTTTTAATATCTTGTAAAGCGGCTCTTGCACGTGTTCCTGCTGATTTATTACCACCTTCAAATTTAGTTGATTCTGCCACGTATGTTTCAACTGCGGCTAATAATGATTCGTTTGCTGACATAATTCTTATTCCTTTTTAAGTTATACTACTTCAGGGAATCGTCTTTGTATTTCTGTACGATACCTTGCTTTCTCTTTATTACGAGAAGATTTTTCAATTGCTTCTTCTAGTCTTGCCTTACTCCACCCTTTGATACGAGGTTTCTCATTACACGTAAATTCTGGATCTGCTTTACGTTTTCCTGGGTGTATTCTTTGTGTTCCTCTGCCTGCCATATCAGTCTCCTTTAACAACTCTACTTATAATCTATTGTTTAACCGGCCTGTAATACTGATTTTAGCTCATATACAGATCAAAAAACTCTTGTGTTGATGTTGGTATCTGATTAATAAGTTTTACCTGTTTAGCACTTTCAATATCGTAATAATCAATAAGCAAAGAATGTACCATTGCAGTTTCGTATATGGTTAAGTCACAGGGTCGAACAGTCTTACTAACAACATCAAGATACACGCTTTTACATTTTCTTATACTGTCATAATATATCTTGTTACTGTTGTATATCATATGACAAATTTCTTTTACTTTTTCAATCTTTGGATGCCAATTACACGATTCAACAACTCTAGATATATTTTTATAATCTATATCGTAAAACCACATTACATCAAGGGCATATGTGGGATAGTGATGCCCATGGAATTGATCAAACTCCTGTTTTAATAATCTTGCAAGTATAAATGCAATATGTTCTATCTGATCAGCCTCACTTGCACACTTAGAATAATCTAAACGATTATCCATTGGTGGAAGTTGCTTATTCATACTTTTGCCAAAGGCCATTGTTACTATTAATAACCTACCAAAGTTATTATTTGCAACTGGCGAAATTATGATATCTCCCTCTGAGCAACTAGCAATACGTTGATATTGAATAAAGTCACGTGCTAGTTTTCGATCTAGCTCTTGTCTATCCATCTTCTCTATAACGTATTGTAGATGTGGTGCTTCATAAAACCATGGCGCCCTAGTCTTGTGTATTTCTCCATGACTGTGTAAGTGTTTCCCTGCATTAAATTGGGGATATCCTTCTAGGTTTCCTTCTTCGGTGCAATAATCTAATAGAGCCGCAACCATATGAACACCACTACCACCTCTGGCTATTAGTTTGATCATTTAATTAGTCTCATAGCCTACAGCATAATCGTGATCAACAATATCTGCAGAACATTTATATTGACACTCAGTCCAGCTGGTATTACTATTGTCTAAATTATTAAAGAATTTATCCCAGATCGAATCATTTAACACTTCTTCAAGTGACCTTTTATGTAGACTTAAGACATCTTGATTAACAGTAAAGAAATCATCCTCAAAGCTAATGTTCTCAGCATCTGAAGTTAAACTGCTGTAAGGTAATCCTTTCCAACTACAAGGATATAATACTGCATCAGCGTTAACATACATTCCTTGTGTACCTATTAGGCATAACGGAGTTATAGCTGTGTTGTACTTTTTTTGTATTTTCTCAAAATGTACTTCTTTGGTACCAATATACTGTTGATTATCTAATGTTCTGGTTGATATCGGAATCATTATCCTTTCATATCTATTACTGGTACTCACAAACTCTGCTCTAGGTTCTAACGGGTCACTAGTGCCACCATAATCTTCATACTTACTGCCAAATTTAGTACTTTTAGTCAATTGAACAGCATCACAGCCAAGCGTTGTTGCTTGCTCAACTATGGTGTTTATCTTATCTTGGTTGTATTTAAAAATTATTGTTGCCCAGTTCACGAACGCCGTGGACTGTTTTGACATTATACTTATGCCATTCAGTATACTTTCCCAATTGCTGTTAATTCTATAGATATTATTTGATGTTTCATCATAACCATCAATACTAAAGTTAACAGTATCGCGGTCATTACTAATTTCAGCAAACTCTTTCCACCAATCATCATTTTTATAACTGCCATTGGTTATAGTAAACAGATGTATATTAGGATTAGTTTCTTTAATGTAACGACAGATTTTTAAGTAATCTTTATTATATATAGGGTCACCAAGATCGCCACACATTGTAATCCTCTTGACTGTGTTTGTTAGTAGGTCTGGTGTTAGTATCTTCTGGAATAACTCTAGATCAATATCTTTGTTTAAGGTCAGCTGATCTCGATATTCAGTTCGTGGACACCTTGGACATTTTAATGTACACTTGCTAGTGATTCCAAAATGCCAATGATATAGTTGCCAAGGATATGTTAAGTTCACCTGGTCATACTGATCTTTGTGATAAGATGTTTTTCATCACGTAAGATTTGCTCGAATACAGGGATCAACTCTTCTGGTTGCATATGTGGTATTTGTTTGTATAGTTCGTCCACTTGATCCTCGGGGATATTGCCCCGATTACGATTAAAATTAGTTTTTGTTAGTGCTGGGTGCATTATTGTAAACCCTATGTTTTTGTCACCTAATTCGTGCTTAACGGTACGAATAAAGGCATCTAATCCGTGTTTTGATGCTCCATATACACCGAAATTTGGGAAGTATCCATCTACTACACCACTACCCACCACAATAACTTTACTCCATGGTTTAAATAATCTTTGCTGTACGTATTTGTGTATTAGTAAAATGTTTGCTGTAAGATTAACATTAATAGTATTCTTAAAATCTTCAGGTTTCATTTTATAAAACGGAATCTTACCATTAGTATCAACGCCAGCACACAGTACGAGATAGTCATATGACTTTAGATCTATATCTGAAACATCAAGTGTTGCTAGATCTAGTTCTTGTCTAGTAGGACTAGTAACATCATATGACTCGGCTTCTAGATATCGTTTGAACGTTTGTCCAATTCCGCTACTACCGCCTGTTAAGTAAACTGTTTTCATGATATTTCAAGGTCCGTGCTATAGTTAGTAAATCCATTTTCCTTAATAACGTGGAATACATTATTTACACGTCCTGTTAGTTCATCTCTGTGCGATACTAACCAAACGGATTTTTTACTGTCTCGACTCATCTGTTTCAACACAGCTATAGTGGCTTCCATTCCGCTAGTGTCCAATCCACTATCAAGTAATTCATCAATAAACAATAAGTTAATTGGTTGATACAATGACTCCCAAACATCACGGAAAGCCCAACTTAATGATAATATTAATCTATTACGTTCTCCTCGACTTAAATTATCAAAGTCTAAATCTCTACCTAGCTCTGTAATTTCAACACTAAGATCATTCATAAACACAACAGAATGTGGAAGACCAACACGAGTTAGATACTGCCCAAGACGAGCATTTAAATAGCTTAGATTTTGATCAATTATTCTCTTACGTATATAACTATCTTTATTTGTTAATAGTTTGTATAAGAATTCTTGATGATCTTTCATTCTAACAACTTCGTTCATCTTATCATAATCAATTTCAGCTAATGCAGTTGCTTTCATTTCCTCAATCTGTTCACTGTAAGGATCTTGTTCTTTGGTTAATGTATCTATTTGCTCTTGCAGATTAGTTAAACTTGAACGATGATGTATAGCATCTTCATTGCTGTCGTAGAATGTGTTTGGCTTGGTACTCAACTCGCCGAGCTCTTGTTTAGCTAACAAAAATTCATCACAAGATTTTTGATGTATTTCTAGTTCTGTTCGTGCATCATTTAATCTAGTTTCTTTATCTTTCAACAGGTCTGAATGTTGATTGTCATGGAGTTCTTGTCCGCAGGTATTACATTTATGATCTTGCAGTTTACTAATATCTTTCTCTAGTTTAGTAATTCCTTTTGCTTCTCTGTCACGATCTATTACGGCCTGTGCGTAAGCTGTATCAATATCTGATATGTCTCTTTTCTTTTGTGTATAGTCAGCTAATTCTTGATGTGCTATAATTTCTTGATCTATATCTAATTTTAATAGATCGTCTAGTGCTGTCTGTAGTTTTGCAAGATTTTCTTGATGTTTAGCTCCCCACATCTTTTGTCTACGCTCCATAGCTTCAACTTGTTCTTGCATCCTTTTGTTTGCATCTTGTATAGCATTAATATTAGCTTCTTCTTGCTGTATTGAACTTTTTGTTATTTTAATCTCTTCTTTGAGTGCATCAGCTTTTTCAGTTAGTACTGTAATACCTAGTAGCTGTTCAATAATAAGTCTTTGTTCAGTTGGCTTTAATGCTAAAAATGGTTCAGTGTATGTGTTCAGAGCCACCACGTGTTTGAACATTTCATGACTCATTCCTAGTAGTCTTTCTATTTCAGCCTGTGTCTGCCTTGAATCTCCTTGTGCATTATCATCGTTCTCGTCCTGTTCTTGATCGCCGATAAAAAATCTTAAGATGTTTGGTTTACGTCCACGTTCGATGCGATATGACTGCCCATCTTTCTCAAAGTCAATGGTAATAATCATACTCTTACCATTAGTTTTATTAACTAAATTTTCTCTACGTATGTTAGTTAATGCAGACCCATACAGGGCATAACTTAGTGCGTTGATGATAGTAGTTTTACCGGTACCATTCCTAGCACCAGTGTCATCACCACCTAGATCAATATTTTCACCTAGTACCAAGGTAAGATCATCGCGATCGAAATCGACAGCCTGTGTTGAATTACCAACACTCATAAAGTTTTTAACTGTTAATGTTTTTATTTTAAACATAGATTCCTATAGATGTCTATAAATGTCTAATAGTAAGTTTGGATCATAGTGGTCGCTTTCTATAGTAGTCAATTGATTAGTTACTATGGTATCAATACTTTCGAACGCTATATTACCTAGTATAATATCTTCACCGATATCAATATTTTTCACTGGCAACAGAGTAAGCTCTCTGAGATTGTAAGTATCAACAAATGTTTCTTTAATAAATGTAGCCTCTTCGTAAGAAATATCAATATCTAGATTGACTCGACAGTGCATATTTTTAAGTAGTAGATCTTCTGGAGTTTTAAGTAGTTGACTAAGATTGTAAACTCTATACATTGGTTGTCCTGGCCAAGTATGATACTCTGGATCCTTGCCCCATTCTAAAATCATCATACCACGTGCATCATCACCAGCATCTGCATAATTATGAGGAAAGCAATTGCCCATATAGGTAACGTTATTGCGAGTCTGTCTTTTATGGAAATGCCCAGTGTATACGTGTTCTACTCCACCAAATGCACCTGGCTTAATTTCTCCAGTGTCTGGCATTGCTACCATGGCATTCATATAAAAGTGTGGTAATTCTAGATGACCAAACATATATTTCGCTTCAATTTTACCTAGCTTTTTATGATCATCGCCTACTAACCATGGTACAAATGAAACATCACCTTCCTTGTGAAAGTCGTTAACTATTTCAATATTTGGAATATGCCTTGCCCACTCTGCAGACTGTATGTCACGTTTATCTCTGTAGTATAAATCATGATTGCCAGGAATAAAAAACACACGATCAAATGCTTTACCTAATAATTCTAGGGCAGTTAAACTGTAGTTTAGGGTAACAATATTGATTGCGGCACGATTATTGTGCCAGTCACCTGTCATGAAACAGGTATCACATCCTTTTGCTTTTGCAGTCTCAATAAACCACTTGACAAAGTTCAAACAATCTTCGTTGTGTGTGGTACTATTAGATTTAAGGCCAAAGTGTATGTCTGTTAGAACTGCCGCTTTTTTAAATAGATTCGCCATATATTATATTATATACTATAGAAAAATTAAAGTCTAGCTTGAATGTGTTCGAACTACCCTTCGTAATTACCGCCACCCGAACCCCAGCCACCTTGTCTGGTATAACTCGGAGAATAATCATTCATTTCTAAAATATCATCACGTATGTTTTGGTTACGTTTCTCGATATTTAATACTCTAGTGAATGAGTTGGTAATGGCCGCTGTATAATAAGCAAACGGATTATCACTCTTTGATTCGTCAAACTGTAGACCAATTTGACTTAACTGTAGTAGTGCTTGGCTACGCATTTCATCGTTGTAGGTATACGCACGCCAGTTACTACGAGTAGCATATCTTTCACATAACTTAATAAACATATGTGCTAGTTTGTTAGTCATATTGCCATGGTCTTTTGTAAACTTACCGTTAGCTAGACTACCTTTCCAATGACTCTTGCCCACAATATAAGGAACTTGTTCTTCGTCGACTTTGTAGTGGAAGAATGGAGGAAAATTTACTTTAACATATTTCTTTGGTCCTTTAACTCCAGGAGCATCTTCATCATATTCAGTGTCTGTTGCTTTTGCTTTTGCTTCTGCTTCTGCTTCTTCTTGTGCTTTTAGATCCGCTTTTGCTTGTTTAACATCATCAATTGGAATATGCTCCCAAGTCATAACTCTAAACACAACATCTGTTGCTGGAATGTCTTT